GTCATAGTTGGAGTTCCTGATGTTTCTAATTTATTAGCGTCAAGAGTTGTCGAATAGTGGGCAAGGAAAGGGAATGTTTGACCGCGTTCATTTTTCGACCAGGCAGATTGTTTTCTGTAACCTAATTTGGTTTCTGCGTTAATTGTTTTATCGTCAGCTTTAATTTTTTTTATTGATTCAATCGGGCCTTCTGAAATTCCAACTTGAAGATCCATTAAATTATCATTTTCACCGCGTATTTTTTGATTGATTATGTTTCCTGCAACAAGATTTTCGCCATAGACAACCGGTACTGGTATCTGATGACTTTTAGTATTGCTTATCGGTCCGAATGAATATGTTGGCGAATTCTTTGATTGGTTCATGCTTTCTTGAAATTCTTTTGCTTCTTTATAGTTGTCATAAGAATTACCCACACTAAAACCAATCATCGCTCCAGCTGCTACTGTAACTCCCGTAACAGTACTAGCTGCTGCAGCTCCTGCTGCTATTCCGACTAATGCTCCTACTCCCATTTCCTCACCTCACTCTCCATATACTATGCAATCGTTTTTCCCATTTTGAAAATTTACTAATTCTCGCTTTTGAGTTGTCAAAAATATGAATAAATTTATAATCATTAATCAAAACGCCGGCATGTCTTGGAATTCCACCAACTAAAAAAACAACCACATCTAAGGGTTGCTTGTTTTTGATATCTACTTGATCACAATATAAACTCAATCCATTCGGCAGTCTGTTTTTATCTTTTACTATCCAATCAGATTCTATAATGCTGCCATCAGTATCTGGCAAAATAATTCCGTTATCAGCTAAAACATCAACAACTAATCCTAAACAGTCATAACCTTCTTTACCCCGGCCATTAAACTTATATTCTTTGCCTAAGTACTTTTCTAGCTCCATTAATCAACACGCCTTACATTTCTGATTTTTGGAATGTCTAAAAAACCGCCGTAAAACTGAGTGTTATTCCAATACTTACAACCATGACTACCGTTATAAGTTAAATCGCACCCAGCTTCTAAATGATAACTGTCACCAGCTTGAGCATTTTCAAAAGGATATTCGACATCAACAAAACCGCTTGCAGAATAAATTATTTTTCTGCTTTCATTTCCAACCTTTATAATTCCATGTTTCCAGCGATCAGCCGGCTGATTCATTGCACTATCATATATTCTGTTATTAGATATGCTGTCAATGGTCCCATTTAAAGTTGGGATATTGTAACCGCAACCTTCTCCACCAAATCCACCAGGCCATCTGCAATTGACTCCGTAGCTCCGCCGAGGAAGTTCAACTTCTAAAGCATCAAGATTTGAAACTAGCTCTGCTTTTAAGTTATATTCATCAGTGGAGATAGAATCAATTACTGCATCTGTGAACATTTCAATTTTGTTTTCAAACTTATCCAGATGATTTTTAAACACTTTCCAAATAGTAACTTTCCTGCCTTCAAATTGAGTATTAGCAATATAAGCTGAAAAGTTTTTGGCAACATTATCAAAAGTAACTGAAACACTATCTGGAGCTGTTTTATTATTCTTTTTGATTTTGCTTCTGCTAATACTAGCTGCATAATAAGTTTGTTGATTCCCGAACTCATCAAAAAAAGCTATATTCTCGGGGAACATAGCGTAATAAAGAGTTTCTTCATCTAATTTAATTTGATAGAGTTCGATAGGCCAATTAAAATCTTTATTTTTTTCTGCAATTACATCAGGGCTTAGTGTTCTAGGCACTTATACCAGCTCCTTCAATTCAATAGAAAAGGAGTGAGCTTTGTTATCAAAAACTTCATCGCTCAATTTATTTTGATTGAACCTAACTTCTATGTCAGCTTCAATTATATTTCCGCTGCTATCTTTATAATCCCATAAAAAAGATTCGTATTGGCCTTTTCTGGCATAGAAAAAATTTATTATTTGTTGAGCATCATCGTTATAGTTATCTGTTTTATCAAAATCTAGTTTGAAAACCCTATAAGGCAAACCTTTGGGGCGCCTCTGTTCTTTGCCGCCTTCAAATTGAGTAACAATAGTATTAGTAACTATATCAACAACCCATGCCTTTTTATACTTAAAATCAAACTTTTCCAAAAGCTCACCTCCTTAAGATTTCTTAATAGCTTTTCTAAGATTTCCATTTCTCATAATATCTTGTCCAACTACATTAATTATTGCTTCTGGATTCCTGCTTACATATTCAGCAAATGATTTTGTATCTATTGCATTAATGTGATTATGAATTTCAGTTTTACCTCCAGGGCTCATACTTTCAAGAGTTTTATTTTGACCTTCAGTTAAAACTCTTTCCCCATATTCCAATATTGCTGGTTGTTCATTTGATTTAAGGCCATATCCGCCTCCAGTATGGAATCGCTGCATATTTTCTAGAGCTGTTCTTGGACTAACAAACCCTCCTTCATGAAATGAAGGTAAACTCATTCCACTTAAAGCAATATCAACGATAGGACCAACAATTGCTTTTTGCATAACCATAGAAGCTATTTGATCACCAATGTTTTCAAAAACATCTCCTAAATCTTCCCCGCGGGCAATTGCATCTGATAGGCCAGTTACTAAGTCATCTTTCCAGTCGACAAATTTTTGATTAGCATCTTCGATTTCAAGGCCTAAGTCTACCCAAGCATCAGTCATCCAGTTGATGGATTGTACTTGTTCTTCTTTACCCCCTGAATTATCTTTTCCTAAATTGCCGTACACTTGGTCTTTTAGCAGATTGCCTTGAGATTTTTCTGATTCTGGCAAAGCCTGCAAGGTTCCGTAAATTTTCTTCCATTTTTCAGAAAACATTTCATATTCTTTTAACCTATCCTGCAAATAATTTCTGTAATATTTTGTGCTTATAAATCCATTTTTATACTTCCATTCGATTAGATCTCTTTCAAGCTCTTTCTCTTTTTCAGCATATTTTTCTCGGGCTTCTTGCCGTTTAATTCGATATTTTTCTTCTATCTCGTCAATAGCTTCTTCTTTGCCTTTGGCGGCTTCCAATTCAACTTTTTCCTGCTGCCTTAGCTGTTCAAGCTCCTTGTCTAATCCTTCTTTTTTCATTATTGCAAGCTCGTTTCGATATTCTTTTTCAAGCTCCAGAGCTTTATCTTTTGCATCTCTAATAGCCTGTTCTTCTTTTTGAGAGTATAAATCCCTGATAGCTTGTTTAGTTTCTTCACTTGCTTCTAGTTCTTCAGCTCTATCTAATAAGGCTTGTCTTTCTATGTCTAACTTTTTCATTTCTTTGTCAAGTGGTTTATCAAGCGATGATATTTCTTTTTCTTGCTCATAATTAGAAATCATTCTTTCCAATTCTTCATTAAATTCTTCTAATTTACTTTTTTCGTCTGACAGACTGTCATCGCCACCATCTTCTCCACCATTGATTGCTTCTGATTTAGTGTTTTTTAATATATTCCAGTTCTGAATTAAATATTCTAAAAGAGAAATTTCGTCTTCAAGTTGTGTCTGCTGTTTTACATGCTCTTTTCGCTGTTTATCTGAACCCATAGCATATTGAGCAGCTGGTCCCATTTCTTCAAGCTCCTGCCTTTTTTTAGCAAGTCTGACCTCTGCTTCTGACAACTCTTCGATCTGCATTATTTCTTGTCTTAACTCGTCTCCGCCCTCCCAGGTAAAAGGCAAACCTGCAAGTTCTGATATTTTATCAATTAATAAAGTTACTTTTGGAATTAAATCATTCTGTAAAAATGGTGCTAATTGATATTGTAAAAATGGTAAAAACTCTGTTGCTAGTTGTCTTTTAGCTGCTTTAAGTTGCTCGATAAGTGTGGCCATTTCATCTTTGAAGTCAACCCAGCTTTGAATATCTTCATCAGACATTTTTAAATCTAAGTCTTCTGCTTTTTTTTGCAAGTCTTCAATCGAATCAGTTCCGGAGTTAAGTATTGGAATTAACTCAGATCCTCTACGACCAAAAAGCTCCATAGTTATTGCATTTCTTTCAGTTTCCGTCTCCATTTCGGCGAGTGATTTAATAGTTTCTGGAAATATATCATCCATATCTCGCAAGTTTCCATTAGAGTCTTTAAGTTCAACATTTAAATCATTAAGTATATCAGTATATTGATTACCTCCTTCTGAAGCATTTAAAACATTTCTTGTAAATCTTTGAATTCCAGAAGAAAGATTATCAATATTAGTACCATTTTGTTCGGCAATATAAGACCATTCTTGAGTCGCTTCAGCAGTTAATCCTATTTTTTGGCTTAGCTTATCTACTTCATCAGCATAGTTCATTGTTTTATTGATTTCTCTGCCGATAACATAGCCAGCAGATGCAATAGCCGCGCCAGCTGCAGCCATTCCAGTAGCTAAAGCTCTACCAGCTTTTTTAAGATTGTCTAGCCCAAACTTTGCATTTCTGGCCTGCCTGTTAGTTTCTTTAAGCTGGCTGTTAAAAGTGTCAAGTTTACTTTCAGCCTGAACTATATCTCGCTTAAACTCACGATACTGTTTATCGTCTATTTCGCCTTTTTTGAATTTTTTCTCTATCTCATCTTGAGACTGTTTCAAAGCATTTAATTCTTTTTTAGTAGAATCAATTCTATTTTTAAGCAGTTTTTGTTTTTGAGATAATAATTCTGTTGATTTAGGTGAAAATCTTAATCCGCGATTAACTTTGTAAAGCTCTCTACCTATCTTGTTTGACTCTTTTCGCACGTCTTTCAAAGCGGCGTTAAGCCCTTTTGTTTCTGCATCAATACGAACAGATATACCTTTAATTTGTCTAGCCATTCAATTACCTCCTTCCCATCATAATATCAATATCTTTTTGAGTGGCTTTTCTTGGTTCCTTTTTTGTTTTCAAATCATTTCTATTTGATTTGCCTGTAAAAATATCAAAGGTTTCTAAAAAATCTTTAACTCTGAACTGATTAAGTTCTTCAAAAGACATGTTCATTTTTTTGCTCATTGCTATAATAATTAAATGTAATTTTTCATCATTCTCGCGGTTTTTGTTCTGACTCTGGTTTTCCTCCAGATTTTTCTCTACGAAAAAAGCCATCCGTCGATTCTTCGACTATCCCCTGAATGAATTTAGGATTTGTTACATCTTGACCAACAAAATCATTAACCCACTCTTCAAAAGTTGGGAAATCCCCTGGATAGTTATTTGCTTTATTCATAGCCCAACCGATTCTTAACAATCCAACCGAATTGTAGCTGCTGAAATCTCCATTCATTAATTTACTCATATTTTCTTTTTGAAATTTTGCTAAATCTGCAATTAAATCTCTATCAAATGTCTGATCATAAAAAAGAAGGGCCATAGGAGTAGCCCTAAGCCCTATTTTTTTATTCGTTAACTTAATTTTTTTCATTAATTAACATCTCCTATTAAGCAGCAAAGTTTGGCATTGAAACAGCATCAAAGAAAGCATTGTAAACTGCTTCATTATCTGCTTTTTCAATAGTTTTCTTAACAATCTTTTTACCATCATATTCATAAGGCAACATTGTTAATGATGCTGTATTAGTATCTGGGGTAGTTCCAGAATCAGTAGTATTATTGTTTTGACCTGGCCTCGCTGATTTACATCTGTAATATACAAATCTCCCCGCATGCTGATCTCCTTCAAATTGACCCATCAATGCGAATTCTTTCTGCTTGCCGTCGGCATCTTCAACTAATGCTCCATCATTATCAATTATCATTCCAACCATTTCTGCAAGTATTTCTTTAGGTAACTTAGCAGCTTCCCAATCTCCAGTATAACCATTATTAGTATTTGAGATATAATATTTAGTGTTATCAGCGTAAAAAGTATTTTCATCTCCTTCAGGAGTGGTTGTTAGGCTTACTGTTCCTTCTACAGCTTTTGGAGTTCCATATCCAGTAGTTCCATCAGCAACTTCTGTATAAGAACCCATTGTAGCGCCAGTAGTGCCTGTGTCTGTAAATGAAATTGATAATGTAGAATCATCATCTTGCGCAACTTTGGTTGCAAGATATACTACTCCAACATCATGCCAAGCTCTAAACACTTCGCTAATTACATCATCATTGTTTAATACATTTACGATTGCTGATGCAACTTTAGCTGCATTTGTGTGAGTTTCGCTTGCTAAAGGAACTACAACACTCGCTGGGGAATCAACCCCTAAAAGAGTATCTGCTGTAACTTGCAATTCTATTTCTCCGTCTGTTGATGGTGGATTTGTAACCTCAATTTTGCCTGTCTGCGCTTGTCCTAAAAAAGCGACATGC